TATGACACAACCACTCTCATCTCAAATTACTGATAGAAATTTTCTAGAGGCTAATGGCTTTAGTTTCACTGTTAATAGAGCTCCTGCATTAGGATTCTATGGTAATGCAGTGAACGTCCCTGGTATCTCGATGGCAACAGCAGTACAACCAAACTATCTGAGAAATATTCCTAGACCTGGTACTCAATTAGAATTCAATGATCTTACTGTTAGATTCCTTGTAGATCAGGGACTAGAGAACTATGTTGAAATTCAGAATTGGTTAAGAGGTATTGGATTTCCAGAAAGTTTAAGTGAAATTTACGAGTGGCAAAATACCGGTCCTGTGAGAAAGGGTAGAGATGAAATCAACCTCACCTCTGATGGTACGATGACTATTCTTAATGGTATCAACAGACCTGTATTCAGTGTCGTATTCAAAGACCTGTTCCCCACTAGTATATCTGATTTACAATTTGACACACAAACAAATGATGTGGAATACTTGACAGCACAGGCCACTTTCAAGTATTCTGTGTATAATATCACTGATGTAGCCTGCTGCTAATGATTGACGAAAATGAAATGCTATCCCGTAGAAAGGATCTACTGGATGATATTGATGATATTATCACAGAACTTTTTGGCAATGACGATCCAGAAGTTGGAGAACTCAGGAGACGGATTAGTAGAGCTGTAACTGGATCACTGAGTAAAAAGTTCTTTAGTGAGCAGTTCTTCGATGATTGATCTTCCTACACTCCAACAAATGTGGGAGAAGGATTCTAAGATTGATATCGATAACTTACACACAGAATCACTAAATATTCCTGTTCTCCACGCTAAATACTATGACATCTACAACAACTTTATGTTGTTGAGGAAGAAGGCAGAACAACAAAAGAAGAATACAAGACACGAAAGGTATGAGTACTATTCGGGTAAAGCTGACCCGGATGTTTATATCAAAGATCCTTTCCCGAAGAAGATTAGAGATAAAGATACAATGAATAAGTATCTCGATGCGGACGAGAGATTGTCCAACGTATCGATGAAGATTGAGTATTACGATGTGATGTTGAGATACATAGAAGAAATCTTGAAACAAATTACCAATCGAACGTATCAAATTAAAAACAGTATAGAATTCATGAGGTTCACTTCCGGTCTGGGCTAATGGGCAACGACGACAAAGAAACTATTGTTGATATGAGTTTTGCGATAGAAGATGTCTATCTTACATACAAGTCTGTGTGTATTCATCTTGAGAAGTGGGTAGGTGGAGAACCAGCAGAGCAGGAAAGACTGTATATGCTGAAGGACTTTTTGTATAGAATTATATTAGAGTATAAGTTTAGAGAACTGTAATAAATATGTGTAGGGAAACCTATATGTATGGCAGAGTTGATTATTGAGAAGGTGAATGAGGTGTATCTTAAGATCACTTCTGAACCTCATGTAGAATATGAGTTACGTGATCGATTTACTTTTGAGATCGAGAACAAGAAGTTCATGCCGCAGTATCGTAACCGGCATTGGAACGGAGAAATTCATCTATACAATATGAAGACAAAGCGTATCTACTGTGGTCTGTTAGACAAGGTAGTTGCGTTTGCTGAAGGTGCTGGATACAATTACAAATTTTTAAATAACAAGTTCTACGGACCACCATTTGAAGTCAATGAGCTGATTAGTAAAGGTGGTGTCAAGGACTACATGGAAAGTGTAGCACCTGGTATCAAACCAAGAGACTATCAGATTGATGGTGTCTATGACGCACTGAGATACAATCGTAAGTTACTGATCTCTCCTACGGGATCAGGTAAATCTTTCATGATCTATTCTGTAGTCAGGTATCATGTAGCCAAGGGTAGAAAGATTTTACTAGTTGTCCCTACGACATCTCTTGTAGAACAGATGTACAAAGACTTTGAATCATATGGGTGGGACACTCAAAATCATTGTCATCGTATCTACGCAGGAAGAGAACGAGTCAACACTAATGAGGTGACAATTACTACCTGGCAGAGTATCTACGAACTAGATAGGAAGTTTTTTGAACCATATGAAGTAGTGATTGGTGACGAGGCGCACCTTTTTAAGAGTAAGTCTCTTATTAGTATCATGGATAAATTACATCATGCTAAGTTTAGATATGGGTTTACTGGTACATTAGACGGCTCACAGACCCATAAGTGGGTGTTAGAGGGACTGTTTGGACCATCATATAAGGTCACTCAAACCAAGAAACTACAGGATGAAGGACACCTTGCAACTCTTGATATTCAGTGTCTAGTTCTCAAATACAAACCAAAGAAGTTTGATACGTATGAGGATGAGATACAGTTCCTGATTGGTCATGAGAAGAGAAACAAATTCATTACCAATCTAGTAACAGATCTCAAGGGTAATAGTCTGGTGCTATACTCCAGAGTAGAAGCTCATGGTGCCATACTTTTTGACCTAATAAATAAAAAGGTAAGTGAAGACCGTAAAGTATTCTTTATTCATGGTGGTGTGGATGCCGAGGATAGAGAACAAGTAAGGGAGATTACTGAAAAAGAAAAGGACGCTATCATCGTTGCATCTTACGGAACCTTCAGTACAGGTATTAACATTAAAAACCTTCACAACGTAATATTTGCCTCTCCATCAAAATCTAGAGTTAGAAACTTACAGAGTATTGGTAGAGTCCTCCGTAAAGGCAAAGATAAGGTTAGTGCAAAACTTTATGATATTGCTGACGATTTAACAATCGGATCAAGAAAGAACTATACACTGAATCATTTTATTGAAAGAGTTAAAATTTATGTTTCTGAACAATTTAACTATGACATTTTTACAATCGACATAAAGGAGTAAACCCTATGATCGAAGACGACTTTTACGCAACAATTAAACTTAAATGTGGTGATGAGATATTCTGTAAGGTAGCAGCATCTGATGAAGGTGATAGAACTATGCTTCTTGTATCAAATCCTATTTGTGTTCAACCAATTAAAACAAGAGGTTCAATCACTGGATACAAGTTTGAACCATGGTTGAAGACTTCACATGAAGATCTTTTTATAATCAATCTAGAAGATGTCCTCACAATGTCCGAATCAGAGAACATTGAAATGATTATGAACTATCAGGACTACATTAGAAAGTCTACACAAGGTAATTTCCAGAAGTTAGATAGGAAGATGGGATACCTAGGAAACGTAAGGGATACTAAAGAAGTTTTGGAGAAGCTTTATAAGTCTTCTTAAGTACCTATAATTTAACTATCAAACCGGACAAGCCTAAGTCTACAGGGTTTTGAGTACCTTGTCAACTGTTGACTATTCTGATATAATAAAGACAACACAAAATACCAATATGCCTAAACCTAGAAATGCTGAACACTATGTGAATAACAAAGAGTTCCTGAATGCTCTTGAGAACTATTTCGCACAAGTAGAGAAAGCAAAATTAAACGATCAACCGAAACCACAGATCCCTAGGTATATTGGAGAGTGCTTCCTGAAGATTGCAAACCACCTATCTTACAAACCAAACTTTGTCAACTACATGTTCAAAGAGGACATGATCTGTGATGGTATTGAGAACTGTGTAAGATACGTCCATAACTTTAATCCAGAGAAGTCAAAGAACCCCTTTGCATATTTCACTCAGATCATTTACTATGCCTTCTTGAGACGTATTTCACAAGAGAAGAAACAGTTGGAAATCAAGAACAAGATTCTTGAGAGAACTGATTTTGATGAGGTGTTCGATGCCAATGACCTTGACAGTGGGAACTATTCTGAGTATAATTCCATCAAGGATGCTGTACATCAGAAATTAAGAGGTAACTAATGATTGGAAGACTTGATCCTGATGAGTATGAAGATACTCTGGTGAATAAAATTGCACGTGCAGTCAATAAACTGAACTGGGAACTAGGTGATGAGATCACTGTTGAGATTGGTGGAACTGCAGTCTCTGGTATTGATGTAGGAGAAGTGTATAATAAGAAGTGGCAGTCTCCTAAGGGAACACGTAAGTATAATAAGGATGCATTTATTATCATCAAGAACCAGAGTAGAAGGGACTTGAGTAAATCACAACCTATGGAAGAGTTCAAACCACAACACAGATGAAGGTTGCGATTATCACTGATACGCACTATGGTGCTAGAAAGGGTTCTAAACTCTTTCATGATTATTTTGAGAAGTTCTATGATGACGTATTCTTTCCTACCCTAGACAAGGAGGGGATTGATACTGTCATTCACATGGGTGATGCATTCGATAGTCGTAAGGGTATTGAATTCAAATCACTGAAGTGGTCACGACGTGTGGTGTTTGACCGTCTTCAGGAAAGAGGTATCACCATGTATCTGATGGTGGGTAATCATGATGCATACTATAAGAACACAAACGATATCAACTCTAATGACCTCCTGTTAAATGAGTATAATAACATTAAGGTTTATTCTTCTCCTACAGAAGTATCTGTGGGTGGTCTCCCCATTCTATTCATTCCTTGGGTCAATGAACAGAATGAGAAAGAAACCAACCAAGCAATCAAGAAGTCAAAGTGTCGTGTCGCAATGGGACACCTTGAACTCAACGGATTCACTGCAACCCCAGGCCATATCATGGAGCACGGTCATGACGCAAGAGCCTATAATAAGTTCGAGAAAGTGTTCTCGGGTCACTACCACTCTCGATCCGACAATGGGACCGTGTTCTATCTTGGTAATCCCTATGAAATGTTCTGGAATGATGTCAACGATTCCAGAGGTTTCCATATTTTTGATACTGAGTCCCTGGAACATACACCAGTAAATAATCCTCACCGTCTGTTCTACAAGATCTTCTATGAAGACACTGATCATCAGACGTTCAATGCTACAGATTATGAGAACAAGATTGTCAAAGTCATTGTCAAAAAGAAGAGTGATACCAAGAAGTTTGAAAAGTTCATCGACAAACTTTACAGCATTGGTGTTGCTGACCTGAAGATTGTAGAGAACTTTCAACTCATGGATACTGAAGACTTTGAGGCTGAAGAGTCTGAAGACACAATGTCAATCCTCAATCGTTATATTGAGGAATCCGAAACCGAGTTAAATAAAACAGTAATCCAGTCTCTCGTTAGACACATATACCAAGAGGCATGTGAGGTTGTCTGATGTATATTATTACAGTTTCGGGAAAAGAAAAAGAAGGAGCATACTCTGTCGTAGATGACAATGGAGAACAAGTTCTCTATATCTTCTGTGAGGAAGATGATGCAGAAAGATACGCACTACAACTGGAAGAACTTGACTATCCAGAGATGAATGTGTTAGAAGTAGAAGACGAAATAATGATCAAGACCTGTGAGATGCATGACCACAGATATACTGTTATTACAGCTGATGACATTGTGATTCCACCCGACCAAGATGATAACCTTTAAGAAGATTACCTGGCAAAACTTCCTCTCCACAGGTAACCATCCAACAACAGTTGAACTAGACAAGGAACAGACAACCCTGATCATCGGATCTAACGGTGCGGGTAAGTCTACAATCCTTGACGCTCTGACATTTGTTCTCTACGGTAAGTCATTCCGTAAGATCAATAAGGCTCAGTTAATTAACTCCACCAATGACAAGGCTTGTCTGGTAGAGATTGAGTTTGATGTGAACTCTGTCAACTGGAAGATCAAACGTGGGATCAAACCAAACATCTTTAAACTGTATCGTAACGACGAAGAACTAGATCAGTCACACTCTGCTCTTGATCAACAGAAGTGGCTAGAACAGAATGTTTTGAAGATGAACTACAAGTCCTTCACACAGATTGTGATCCTTGGTTCATCGACATTTGTTCCCTTTATGCAACTCCCTGTAGCATCTCGTAGGGAAGTTGTAGAGGATTTGTTGGATATCAAGATCTTCTCTTCTATGAATGATGTCATCAAGGGTAGGATTAGAAAGATTCGTGACGAGGTGAAGACTCTAGAACTGAAGAAAGAGAGTCTGAAAGATAAGGTGGATATGCAAAAGGACTTCATCGACAAGATCGAGAAGCAGAGTAAGGGTGATATCAAAGAACGATTGACTAAGATTGAGAAACTGAATGATAATGTTCAGAGGTGTTTTGAGGACAGCACTAAACAAGAAGATCTTCTACTTGACCTCAGAAAACAACTCGCTGATGTCGAAGATGCTACGAGTAGACTGAGAGAATTTGGTAGTATCAAGGGTAAATTGTCGTCAAAGATACAAACTATCGTAAAGGAACATAAATTTTTTACCGAGAATACGGTTTGTCCCACCTGTGAACAGGATATTGAGGAGTCGTTTAGAGTAAATAGAATTGGTGACTCCCAAGTTAAGGCAGAAGAATTACGAGACGGATATGAAAAACTCCAGTCCGCAATTCAAAAAGAAGAGTTGAGGGAGTCACAATTCAAACAACTGTCCTCCGAGATTTCAAATACACTTAATGGCATTTCTTCTTTCAATGTACAGATTACTGGTTTTCAACGACAGATCAGTGGACTGGAATCAGAAATTCAAACTATTACCAGTCAGATCGAGAACCGCAATACTGAGCATGAGAAGTTAGATACATTAAGAACCAGTCTAGATAAGACCTATGATGATCTGGTAAAGCATAAAGACGATATCTCTTACCACGATTTCATCTATAGCCTCCTTAAGGATGGTGGTGTCAAGGCAAAAATTATCAAGAAGTATCTTCCGTTGATCAATCAACAGGTCAACAAGTATCTACAGAAGATGGACTTCTACATTAACTTCAAACTGGATGAGGAGTTCAACGAAACTGTTGAGTCTCCTATCCATGAGGACTTCTCCTACGCATCCTTCAGTGAAGGAGAGAAGATGAGGATTGACTTGTCTCTTCTATTCACCTGGAGGGAGATTGCTCGTGTCAAGAATTCAGTCAACACCAATCTTCTTATCATGGATGAGGTGTTTGACAGTTCTTTGGATGGATTTGGTACCGATGAGTTCCTTAAAATTATTAGATATATAATTAAGGACGCCAACATCTTTGTGATCAGTCATAAGACTGGAATGGAAGATAAGTTTGAGGATGTTGTGAAGTTTGAAAAGCACAAAGGATTCTCAAGAAAGCTATGAGTAAGTACGTAAAAATTATCGGTCTGTTTAGTTTCTTCGCGTTGCTAGGCGGAGGAATCATTCACGGTCAATTCCATCCCTATAACAGTACCATTCCTCATGTTCACCCTGAAACTGGTACGATTCATGTACATTGATTTAACATTTGTTTCATTTTCACAAATGTTAGTAAAGTAACACAAAGACCACTATATAGTGAGGTGAATGGAGGTTGTAATGAAGAATCTTGTTTCACGTAATGAATTAGCTTCCTGGAAGTGGGATGAAAAATCAAACACACAAGAACAATACGATCAGGTTTCCGAATACTTCCAGTGCATTTCAGAATGTGACCTAATAGACAACGACGCGAGGAGGTTCTGCAGACACGTCCTAACTGATGATTAACACTACAGGAGTAAGCTGACTAAAGACCCCCGACAGGAGACTGCCGGGGGTTTAGTTTATTTGGAGATCCAAGCATTCCAATAAAGATAACTCCATGTTTTCTTAGGTGGTAGATATACATCCCACATTTTCTCATCTGAATTACACACAGACAAAGCTTTGGTTGTCATATCCATTGTGTGCATTGCCATTACTGCTTCTCTTTCGATACGGATTACTGTAGGGTCACCATATCCGTAACGGTCAAAAGTTTCTTGGATAATATCTTTAGGGATTTTAGTGTGTTCCAGAATACTCATGATGTCAGAGTTCATAATAGAACCAGCCATACAGTCCTGGGCAACATGCCAACCCTCATGACGTAAGATAGTAAGGAAGGATTGTTGATCTTTTACAAATCCGATGTTGATAAAAATTTTGTTCCTGTCAGAGTAATATAGACCACGATACTCATTCATAAAGTATTGTGGTATGGCTTTATAGACTTTTACTTCTAAATCTTCTAGGTGCTCTAAGATTTCTTTTGTTTCTCCACTATAATTTTCTGATCTAACACGATAGATACCCTCATTACAATGACCTAGTTTCATACACTCCATGGCTTCACGGGTATAAAATACATCGTCATCGAATTCTTGCTGAGCAGAGATTGGTGTTGATAATACGATTGATGCAAATAGTGTTGATAGTAGTTTTTTCACATTAGATTCCTATATAATGGACAGTTGGAGAACTGGCTGGTCCGTCTCCTATAAGCGTTCATATGGTTGTATTATACTCATATCGAGATCAGAATACCACATGATCAACTACGAGATCAAGTCACAACTCGCCAAGCTCCTTGCCACAGAGGACATTGTTGTTGAGAACCGTGCAGTAGAAACGGCACAGTTCGATGTGGAACGACGTGTCCTGACACTTCCAATGTGGAAGTTGGCGTCTAATGATGTTTATGATATGCTTGTTGGTCATGAAGTTGGCCATGCTCTTTATACTCCTAACGATTGGTCATGGGAAGATCGTGTTCCTAAACAATTTGTCAATGTGACAGAAGATGCACGGATCGAGAAACTGATGAAACGTCGGTATCCTGGTTTGAGTAAAGACTTCTATACCGGTTACAAAGAACTTGCTGAAGAAGACTTCTTCGGTCTTGAAGATCAAAATATTGGTGAGATGAATTTGGCTGACCGTGCCAACCTTATCTTCAAGATTGGTAAGTTCGTTGATGTTCCTGTCCTCAATCAAAAGGAACAAGAGATCATCGACATGATGGGTGAGACTGAAACATTCAGTGACGCCGTAATGGTTGCCGAAGTTCTTTACAAGTATTGTGAAGATCAGCACAACAAAGATAAGGTTGCCGATATCCCCGAACAGGGAAACAAATCTGGTCCTAGTGGCGGAGAATCACAACCACAGGCAAGTGATGAGAATGGTGATGAAGAGGGTTCATCTATGGAGGGTGAGACTGAGACTTCTGGCCAGACGAGTCAAGCACAAACTGAAATGCCAAAGCCTCTTGAGGTTCAAACTGATGAGGCATTTGAACAGGGTACTCAAGAATTTAATGGTGATATTAGTAGAGGTGGTAGACCTTGTGAATATATTGAGGTTCCTAAAATCAATATCTCCAAGCTTGTTATTTCTAATAAGAAGGTTCACGATGAACTTGATGAGTCGTGGTACGAACAAGAGAACCCCAAGCCTTACTTCTGTTCCTACACAGAAGAGACACGGACTGATAACCCAAGGGAATTCACTCTGGCTGATACTCAGTACATCAAATTCAAGAAGTCTGCCACAAAAGAGGTCAACTATCTTGTCAAAGAATTTGAGTGTAAGAAGTCTGCTGATGCATACTCTAGATCTTTCAGTTCCAAAACTGGTACCCTTGATTGTACTAAACTACACACCTACAAGTACAACGAAGATTTGTTTAAGAAGGTCAATGTAATTCCTGATGGTAAGAACCACGGCCTTATCTTTATTCTTGACTGGTCAGGATCGATGAGTGATTGTCTTCTTGACACACTCAAACAACTCTACAACCTTGTTTGGTTCTGTAGTAAGGTTAACATTCCATTTGATGTCTATGCTTTTACCAATAGTTACCTAAAGGATACAAATCATTATCATCAAAGGTGGGAAGATTCTGAGATTCAAGACTGTGTTGAGAGTCAGTTTATGATTCATCCTGACTTCAGTCTCATGCATTTCCTGACAAGTGATGTGAACAAGAAGACACTTGATAAACAACTTCTTAATCTCTGGAGAGTTGCTTATGCCATGACAAGGTGGGCACCATATACCTTCCCTGGTCAATACACATTGTCTGGGACACCATTGAACGAGGCGATCATCTGTTTACATGAGTTGATTCCCCAGTTCCAAAAGAAGAACAAGGTTCAAAAGATCAACACTATTGTCCTGACCGATGGTGAGGCAAATGTCCTACCTTACTTTAAGAAAAATGATTACTACGATGACAATCGTATGGGAACATCACGTATCTACGCTGGCGACTTTATTCGTAATCGTAAGACAGGTCACACCTATCAAGTACAACATGAGTTCTGGAAGTTCACTGAGATTCTGTTAGATAATCTCAAACAAACATTCCCTAATGTAAACACTATCGGTATCCGTATTGCTAACAACTCCGACTTCAAAGGATTTGTTCGTCGTTACAAAGGTCATGTAGCAGATGATGTCTACAAGAAGATCCGTAAGGATAAGTTTGTTGCACTTAGTTCTACCGGATATACATCATACTTTGGCATGTTGACCTCTGCACTTAACAATGAAACTGAGTTTGAGGTTGAGGAGGGTGCATCCAAGGCTAAGATCAAGTCTGCCTTTGTAAAGAATCTTAACTCAAAGTCTCTAAATAGAAAGGTATTGAGTCAGTTTGTTGATATCATCAGCTGACCACTTGAGAAACCGTCACAGCCACCTCGTTTCAGAGGTGGTTTTGTCCTATACTATCGTTATTGAAACACACATCACACATGGCACTCTCTACTGAGTATATCGTTTCTTCTCTCACCAACTTGTACGGATCAGAAGTAGTAACCGCTGATGTCCGCGCCTGGTGTGCAATGAATGACACCACATATAACACCGTGACCCGTAAGATTGATTCTTATAAAGTTGGTCGTGGCAAGTGGAATCTGACCGTTCAAGAGAAGTTGGAACAGAATTATCAATCACCCGCAGCACTTCCTGCAATCGAGCAAAACCTTATCCCCGTAAAAGATGATACCTTCGTCAGCTTTGGTAACTTCACAGATATTAAAAAGATTATTAAGTCCGGTCTATTCTATCCTTCATTCATTACAGGCCTTTCTGGTAATGGTAAGACCTTCTTGGTTGAACAGGCTTGTGCAGTCCTCAAACGAGAACTGATTCGTGTCAACATTACCATCGAAACTGACGAAGATGATCTTATTGGTGGCTTCCGTCTGGTTAACGGTGAGACTGTTTGGCATAATGGCCCAGTCATCGAGGCTCTTGAACGTGGAGCAGTACTTCTTCTAGACGAGGTTGACCTGGCTTCTAACAAGATCCTGTGTCTTCAGTCTATTCTTGAAGGTAAAGGTGTCTTCCTCAAGAAGATCGGTAGGTTCGTCAAACCCAAAGATGGTTTCAATGTCATCGCCACTGCTAACACAAAGGGTAAGGGATCTGAAGATGGTCGGTTCATCGGTACCAATGTTCTGAACGAAGCATTCCTTGAGCGTTTCGCTGTCACCTTTGAACAGTCCTATCCAACACCAAAGACAGAGATTCAGATCCTGTCATCCCTGTGTCAAGACAAAGACTTCTGTAAGCATTTGGTTGATTGGGCTGACATTATCCGTAAGACTTTCTTTGATGGTGGTATTGACGAAGTAATCTCAACTCGTCGTCTGGTTCACATCGTTCGTGCATACTCTATCTTTGATAACAAGGCCAAGGCACTTGAAGTTTGTATCAATCGATTTGATGATGAGACCAAGGCTGCATTCATCGAACTTTATGACAAGGTGGATGAAGACTTCGTAATGATTGACAAGAAGGTTGATAGTTGATAGAATGAACTCATGGTCCTTATTGTATGATTACATGAATGAACTACCTGAGGAGGGGTTTGAATGGACTCCCCTCCCCGGTGAATCTACCGGTTCAATTGATTTGCATATTAACAATGCTAATGGTTTTTGGAAATATGAGGAGGATGTAATCCTCAAAGAAGTACGTGACTATCTGAGTGGAACGTACAAAGCACATTACTCGAACGACAACAAAACTCAGACACTGGACTTGATTGATAGTATTGGTGACGCAGAACCCTTCTGTCGATCCAATGCCATTAAATACTTGTCACGGTTTGGTAAGAAGAATGGCAAGTCAAAACTTGACATCCTCAAGGCCATCCACTATTGTATCCTCCTGTATCACTTCTCTGGTGTAACAAAGCAACCAAAAAATAATTATGAAACTTTCTGAATCTACTGTAAGTCTCCTTAAGAACTTCTCTTCTATCAACCAGTCCATCCTGTTTAAGGAAGGTCAGAAGTTGCGTTCAATCTCAGTGATGAAGAACATCCTGGTTGAAGCCAATGTGTCTGAGATGTTCCCCAAGGACTTCGGTATCTATGACTTGAATGAATTTTTGAACTCTCTAACTATCCACACTTCACCTGATCTGGACTTTGATAATGATCAGTATGTTGTGATCAAGGAGGGTAAATATCGTTCCAAGTATTTCTTTGCAGATCCCTCTGTGATTGTTGCTCCACCTGAGAAAGAGATCTCTCTTCCTACCGAGGATGTATGTTTCCAACTTACCAGTCAAGAGTTGGAGAAACTGAAGAAGGCTGCATCTATTCACCAAGTCCCTGACATCTCTGTGATTGGTGAGAATGGTGTAATCAAACTGGTCGCACGTGATAAGAAGAATGACACTTCAAATATTTTCTCTGCTGTTGTTGGTGAAACTACTACCGAGTTTGTCTTTAACTTCAAGGAAGAGAACCTGAAGATTGTTCCAGGTAACTACGATGTGGTTGTGTCAGAGAAACTTCTGTCACGTTTCCAGAATCAGAACATCGATGTTACTTATTACATTGCTCTTGAACCTGACTCTACATTTGGATGAAACACATACTCTTCACACTGAAGGGTTGTCCATACGATCTGTTGGATGACGAGGCACATATTAGAAGTGTTCTTTCTCATGCTGCCTCTGTATCTCAAAGTACATTACTTGACATCTCATCCCACAAGTTCTATCCTCATGGAGTAACGGCTGTTGCTCTTCTAGCAGAGTCTCATATCTCTATTCATACATGGCCAGAGAATGGTATGGCAATATGTGATGTGTTTACGTGTGGTGATCACACAGAACCCAGAGCTGCTGCCACATACATGTATGATATCATGAAAGCAACAGACATTGTATCCGAAATCTTTCAGAGACCTTTGTCATGAATATCTTTGTTACCAGTGAAAGTCCAGTAGAGTCTGCCAGGGTTCTCCCTGACAAACACATCGTCAAGATGCCACTAGAGACCTGTCAGATGCTCTCTATCGTCTGTTCAGATAAGTGGGGACATGGATTTGGTAAACTTCACCGTCAAGACGGTCAACCATACAAGACGGAGAAAGGTGCCTTCCGTAACCACCCTTGTACCATCTGGGCAAACACATTTGTAATGAACTGGCGGTGGCTCCTTACTCACGGTCTTGCAATGTGTGATGAATACGAACTACGGTATAACAAAGTACACACCTGTCGTAAGACATTGGAGGAGGCTCGTGTTATACTCCCTACAGGAGACCCTACAGGAAGATCTGGTAAAGGTCCGACACCCTTTATCTTTGCTGGTCCTGACGAGTTCAAGTTGGATACAACAATTTCCATCTTTGACAAATACAAGATGTATATTGCATCTAAACCTTGGGTGAAGGACAACTACCTTCGTATCCCTGATCGTAAACCTGATTGGATTTGATAATGAGTCGTAATGAATTTGTCTGGGTTGAGTCCTATCGACCACAGACTATTGATGAATGTATTCTCCCCGAGGGAATCAAGAATACGTTCAAACAATTTGTAGAGAAGGGTGAGGTCCCTAATCTTCTTTTATCTGGTCCTCCTGGTTGTGGTAAGACAACAGTGGCCAAAGCACTTTGTCATGAACTTGGAGTAGATTTCTATGTCATCAACGGATCCGATGAAGGACGATTCCTGGATACTGTCAGAAACAATGCGAAGAATTTTGCTTCGACCGTCTCACTTTCGTCGGATTCTAAACACAAAGTCATCATCATTGACGAAGCTGACAACACAACCCCAGATGTTCAACTCTGCTTACGGGCGTTTACTGAGGAGTTCATTGGCAATTGCAGATTCATCTTTACCTGTAACTACAAGAACAAAATCATTGCCCCCCTCCATTCCCGCTGCGCCGTCATTGACTTCGCCATCAAAGGGAAAGAAAGGCAGGAGGTTGCCGGACTCTTCTTCAAACGTCTCCAAGAAATCTTGGCTGCAGAAAGTATTGAATATGATAACAAGGTCTTGGTAGAACTCATCCAGAAACACTTCCCTGATTGGAGACGTGTTCTGAATGAGCTACAGAGATATTCAGTCAGTGGTAAGATTGACACAGGTATCCTTGCAGCATTTAGTAATGTCAAAACTGATGAACTCTTTAGAAACCTTAAGGAGAAAGACTTCTCAAAGGTACGTAAGTGGGTGGTCGATAATCTTGACAACGATCCTAATGTATTGCTTCGTAGTGTTTACGATGCTGTATATACAAAACTGGATGGTGCAGGGATTGCTGCTGCTGTTCTCATTATTGCTAAGTACCAGTATCAGAGTTCTTTCGTCGCGGACCAAGAAATAAA